TCAAGCTACAGGAGTTACAAATATAAAACTTTATGATGCAGCAACTGCATCTGGAAATATTGTATTTGAATCTACTTTTGGAAGTGAAGGATTAGATATGTACATGCCTGGAAACGGAATTAGATTTGAAAATACTATCTATGCAGATGTAACTGGATCAGGATCTGTTACTATCGGATACACTGGCTAGGAGGCTAAATGGCTAACACTACCTCTGGAACAACTACATTTGACAAAACTTTTTCTATTGACGAAATAGTAGAAGAAGCTTTTGAACGATTAGGTATTCAACAAGTTTCAGGATATCAATTAAAAACTTCTAGAAGATCATTAAATATAATGCTTCAAGAGTGGGGTAATAGAGGTATTCACTATTGGGAAATAGGAGAACTTGATCTTGATTTAATTGAAGGTCAAGCAGAGTATAAATTTTTTAGAGCTAGTTCAGACGGTACAAGCGCTGTATCAAATCCAAATGGGGTATACGGAATATCCGATGTCCTTGAAGCACAATTAAGATCAAACAGAACCGCAACAGATCAATCAGATAGTCCTATGACTAAAGTTGATAGATCAACATATGCTGCATTTTCAAATAAACTTTCAAAAGGAACACCCAATCAATATTGGGTACAAAGATTTATCGATCATGTTAGTATTAGTGTTTACCCTACACCTGATTCAACTAATGCATCTAAAGATATGCATTTCTATTACATAAAAAGAATTCAAGATATTGGAGCTTACACTAATGCAACTGATATGCCTTTTAGATTTATTCCATGTATGGTTTCAGGTTTAGCTTATTATTTATCCATGAAGTATGCTCCACAAATGACTCAACCAATGAAATTATTTTATGAAGATGAATTTCAAAGAGCATTACAAGAAGATGGTTCAGCTTCAAGTACATACATTACACCTAAAGCTTATTACCCAGGAACTTAATGTCTAAATACGCAACAGGAAAACATTCAAAAGCAATTTCTGATAGATCAGGTATGGAATTTCCATACAAAGAAATGGTTAGAGAATGGAATGGTTCGTTTGTTCATTACACAGAGTTTGAACCTAAACAACCACAACTTCAACCAAAAGCAATTGGTGGTGATGGTATTGCTTTATTACAAGTAAGACCAGATAGAACAGAACCAATTACAACTGTAATGATACCGGAAAATGGTTTTAAAACATATCAAGCAGGATCAGGAGTTATTAATGTAAACGTCCCTGGACATGGTTTAACAAATGGTACAACATATTTATTTAGAGGTGCACCAACAATTTCACCTGGAACAGGTACTTCAACTAATCCTGTATTTGCTTATGCAACTATTCCAAACTTTGATGGTATTACAGGGGTACAAATAGGACAAGGATCCGGATATGCAATCACAACAGGACTTTTTGATAATGGTGTAAGAGTTACAACAGACTATGCTTTATCTAATTTCTTCTTCTTTACAGTGAATTCAGATACTGCTACAACAGGAAATATCAAAGGAGGAGGCTACGGTTGTTCCGTTGGACCTATAACAATATCAGCATGATAAAAAAAATTATTAATTTTATTAAAAATATGTTTAAATGTGAGAGACAAGATCCTCATCTTGAGATGTATGAAGAAACTAGAACAGATAAAAAAGATAAGATACGTAGAAAATATGGAGAATCAAAGTAATGGCTTACACTTTAGCAAATTTACAAGATGATATTAGAAACTATACAGAAGTTGATGACTCTGTATTATCCAATACTATTCTAACAACAATTATTAAAAACGCTGAAAACAGAATTTATAGAGATGCAGATTCTGATGATAATAGATTTTATGCAACTTCAAACTTAGCATCTGGTAGTAGATATGTAACTATACCATCTGATTTAAGATTTATTAGATATGTACAATTAACAGATTCAAATGGTGATCAAACTTTTTTAGAAAAAAAAGATACTTCATATATGGCAACTTTTTACGATACTCCAGGAACAGCGTCTGGATTACCAAAATACTATGCTAATTGGGATGCTAATTATTGGATAGTAGCACCTACGCCAAATAGCACTAATTTAATTACTTTGGCTTATACAAAGCAACCAGATTCAATAACAGCTTCACCGGGAAGTACACAAGGAACTTATACAAGTAATAAATATCAGGATTTACTTTTGTATGGATGTCTGGTAGAAGCATATGGATACTTGAAAGGTCCTGCAGATATGTTACAATACTACGAAGGATCTTTTAAAAGAGCTTTACAATCGTACGCGATCGAACAACAAGGTCGTAGACGCCGAGACGAATATCAAGATGGAGTTATTCGTACACCTCTTAAATCACCATCACCATAAAATAAATTAAGGAGACAATTAAATGGCAAATATAGTACCTGACTCTTTTAAAACAGACCTACTTGGTGGCGTGTTTGATTTTGATTCATCTGGTGGATCAACTTTTAAACTAGCGCTTTATACATCTATAGGTGGTTTTAGTACTTCAACAACTGCTTATACAACTTCCAATGAAGTTTCTTCATCTGGAACAAACTATACTGCAGGCGGAAATACTTTAACTAACAACGGTGTAGCAGTATCAAGTAACATTGCATTCGTTGACTTTGCAGATTCTACTTTTAGTTCTGTAACGTTATCAGCAGTAGGAGCACTGATTTATAAAGGTACAAGTAATGAAGCTGTATTAGTTTTAGACTTTGGCGGAACAAAAACTGCAACTAACGGTGATTTCGTTGTTCAGTTTCCAACTGCTAACTCATCTAGTGCAATCATTAGACTTGGCGACGCGTAATAAAATTTTGGAGTAGTAATGGCTTTAATAGTTAACGATAGAGTTAAAGAAACAAGTACAACTACTGGAACAGGAACTTTTAGTTTAGCTGGTGCAGAAACTGGTTATGAAAGTTTTGTTTCAGGAATTGGAACTGGTAATACAACTTACTATGCAATTGAATTAAATTCAGCTGGTGAGTTTGAGGTAGGTATTGGTACAGTAACCGATGCTTCACCTGATACTTTATCAAGAACAACAATTATCTCATCATCAAATTCTGATAATGCGGTAAACTTTTCTGCAGGTACTAAAAATGTTTTTTGTACACTACCAGCGAAGAGAGCTATGTCACCATCTATGACAGCTACAGGTTATGTTGTAACACATGCAACAACACTTGATGAAACTCAAACAGTTGCTTCAGGAGTATTAGCAGGACCAGTTACAGTAACTGGTACACAAACAATAACAGGAACGGTAGTAGTAGTTTAATGAGTAAAATAGAAGTAGATGCAATAGATAAACAAAGTGGTTCAACTTTAACTTTAGGTGGATCAGGCACAGCTGTAACTTTAGCTAGTGGCGCTACTCAAACAGGTTTTGGTAGAACAGGGACTGTTGATTGGCAAACATCAATTAAAACAGGAGATTTTACAGCAACATCAGGTGAAGGATATTTTGTAAATACAACTAGCGGAGCAATTACAGTAACACTCCCAGCATCACCATCAGTTGGTGATATCGTTGCACTTAAAGACTACGCACAAACATTTGATACTAATAATTGTACTGTAGGTAGAAACAGTCAACCTATTGAAGGACAAACTTTTGATTTAATTTTAGATACAGAAGGAACTGCAATAACGTTAATATATGGAGATGCAACAAAAGGATGGCAATCTGTAAATAGTAATGAAGTAACCAATGCTGCAAAATTTGTAACTGCTACAGGTGGAACAATAACAACTTCTGGAAATTTTAAAATTCATACATTTACAGGTCCAGGAACTTTTTGTGTTTCTTGTGGTGGTAATCCTGCCGGATCAGGTACCGTAGATTATTTAGTAGTAGCTGGTGGTGCAAGTGGTGGAACTTCAGCTTCTGGAGGAGATAATGGGGCTGGTGGAGGAGCAGGAGGCTATAGAGAATCATCAGGAGCAGCTTCTGGTTGTTACACAGCTTCACCATTAGGTGCCTGTGTTTCAGCTTTACCAGTTACATCTCAAGGATATCCTATAACAGTAGGTGGTGGTGGCGCTGGAGCTGCTTATGTTAGCAGTCCTGAAGCAGCACGTGTTGGTAATGATGGCAATAATTCAATTTTTTCAACAATCACATCAGCCGGTGGTGGTGGCGGCGGTGGTGGACCAGGAGGTATTGGTGCTCCATTTGCGGCTGGCAGATCAGGAGGATCAGGTGGAGGTGGTTCCTCAGTTGGTGGAGCAGGTGGAACTCCTGGAGCAGGAAATACTCCTCCAGTTAGTCCTCCTCAAGGACAAAACGGTGGAAGTGGTGCGAGTGATAATGCTACCTACAGAGTTGCTGGTGGCGGTGGTGGAGCAGGAGCAGTAGGAGGAACAGTATCAAATCCAGCACCTGCAGCAGGACCTGGTGGAGCAGGAGTAACGAGTTCAATTAATGGAACTCCAACAGCGAGAGCTGGTGGAGGTGGTGGTGGAGGTCATCCTACTGATTCTAGGGCCGGAGGATCTGGTGGATCTGGTGGTGGTGGAGCAGGTGGATTTCCAGGAAATCAAGTAGCAGGAACAGCTAACACTGGTGGTGGCGGAGGTGGAAGAGGGGGTGGTCAACCTACAACTTCAGCAGCTGGTGGTTCAGGTATAGTAATAATAAGGTATAAATTTCAATAATTATGACAAGTAAAATAAAAGTAGATAACATAGCAGACCAAGACGATAATAACATTATCAACGAAAGTGGTGATGTAATTACAGTTGGTGCAGCTGGTGATACAGTTGCAGTTGCAGGAAACATTGTAAAATCAAATGCGTATCAAGCATCTGATGGTGGAAACATTGCAAGTCAATCAGGTACAACAATAACTTTAGGTGCAAGTGGCGATACCGTTACTCTTGCATCAGGTGCATCTCAATCAGGTTTTGGTAGAACAGGAACTGTAGATTGGCAGACAGGCAGTATTAAAACAGGAACTTTTACTGGTGAAAGTGGTAAAGGATATTTTGTTAATACTACTTCAGGAGCCGTAACAGGTAATTTACCTGCTTCACCTAGCGCAGGTGATATAGTTGCTTTTGCAGATTATGCAGGAACAGCAGGAACAAATAATATTACAATAGGAAGAAATGGATCAAACGTTGAAGGTGGAACAAGTGATGGAACAATTTCAACAAATAGAGAAACTAAAACTTTAGTTTATGTAGATGGTACTCAAGGTTGGGTTCCTGTTAATGATAATTTTGATTCAATAATAACTCCAGCATATATTGTGGCAACAAGTCCAAGTGTAGCTACAGTTGGAGATTACAAAATTCATACATTTACAGGACCAGGAACTTTTACAGTTTGTTCAGTAGGTAATGCAGGTGGGTCAAACACAGTAGATTATTTAGTAGTAGCAGGTGGAGGTGGGGGTGGTGGAACACAACTTGGAGGAAATAATAGAGCTGGCGGTGGTGGAGCAGGTGGCTATAGAGAATCTTCTGGTGCTGCTTCAGGTTGTTATTCAGCTTCTCCTTTAGGAGCCTGTGTTTCAGCTTTACCAGTTACAGCAACAGGTTTTCCAATTACAGTCGGTGGTGGAGGTTCAGGAAGTTTTAGTGGTAGAACTAATGGATCCAATTCAATATTTTCAACAATAACATCAACTGGAGGTGGGTTTGGATCTGAATGTTCACCTTCACCTGATCAAGCTGCTTCAACTGGTGGTTCTGGCGGAGGTTCTGCAGCTAGAGGTACTTTAGCTGCTGGAAATACTCCTCCTGTTAGTCCACCTCAAGGACAATCGGGTGGTGCAAGCAGTGGTTTCAATGGAGTTGGAGGTGGCGGTGGTGGAGCAGGAGCAGCCGGTAGTTCAGCACCTAGTGGAGCTGGTGGAGCTGGAGTTACAAGTTCAATAAATAATACACCCACAACAAGAGCAGGTGGTGGCGGTGGACCAGGTGGTGCAGCGTGTAATGGTGGAGCTGGAGGTGGTGGAAATGCTAATGGTGGATCAGGCACAGCAAATACTGGTGGTGGTGGAGCAGGTGATTATCCACCTAATGGTGGAAACACTCCAAGTGCTGGTGGTACTGGAGGATCAGGTATAGTAATAATAAGATATAAATTTCAAAATTAGGTAAATTATGAGTGAAGTAAAAGTAAATAAAATTAGTCCAAGAACAAATTGTGGTACAACTACATTAGGAGATAGTGGAGATACATTCACAATTCCTGCTGGTGTATCAATAACTAACAATGGTACTGCATCAGGTTTTGGTAGAACTGGAACTGTTGATTGGGATACAACCCCAAAGACAGCAACTTTTTCTGCTGTGTCTGGAGATGGATTTTTTTGTAATACATCGGGTGGAGCTTTTACTTGTAATTTACCTGCTGGTTCTGCTGGAGCGATAGTATCTCTTGCAGATTACGCAGCAACTTGGCAAACAAATAATTTAACGGTATCACCAAATGGTTCAGAAAAAATTGGTGGTGTAAATGCTGATGTTACTTTAAGTACAGAAGGACAATCGGTTACTTTTGTTTATGTAGATAGCACACAAGGTTGGATTAATATAATGGATTCAACTTCTAATGAAAGAGCAAATGCGTTTATAGCAGCTACAGGTGGAACTATTACAACTTCAGGAAATTGTAAAATTCATACTTTTACAGGACCTGGAATTTTTACTGTAACTGCAACTGCTGCTTGTGCTACTAATAATATAATGTCTCACGTAATAGTAGGTGGGGGTGCAGGTGGGGGTGTAAAAAGAGCTGGAGGTGGCGGTGCAGGTGGTTATAGAGAAGTTAAAAATCCTGTTACACCTTATACGGCAAGTCCATTAGACGGTTATCCAAATGCTCCTAATAGAGTAACAGTTACAGCACAAGCATATCCAATAGTAGTAGGTGGAGGTGGAACAGCAGGAGTAGCAGCAAGTCCATT